ATGGATTCTTCTATGGTTTAGCGTATGCTGATGCTTCAAATGGAACCATTGCTTCTAGTATTAACACAGACTATGTGGAATTAGAAGTTGCAATGAAGACAAGTATTGGTGGAGACCAGTTGGTTTCACGCATCAACTTACAACCTGGCACAATTCAGATTGATGCGAAGAATGTAAACATTACCGGTGCGGTTTCTTTTAACTCATTTGATAATGAAGCAAAAGCGATGCTTGCTTCTGGGGAAAGCCAAGTCTTGAACAGAAATCATAACTTCTATGATTGGCCAGCGGAGTCGGCTTATCCGACAGGTTATAGCGCACAAGCAGGAAGTCCTCCGACACGAGTCGTATCAGACAACAACACAGGTTACTCAGCTCAAAGTGTTGTTCCAGCTTCTACAAATACGTATTATGCGCAAACAATTTTGAATCAAGGATATACAGAGTATGCTACGATTCAAGTGTCTTTCAAATTGGTATCAGGTACAATCAACGGAGCCGGAGTATTATTCCGTTTAAACAATACAACGAATGGAATTCTTCAAGACCATAACTTTAGAATTGCGGATGCTATTGCGAATCCTCTGTTGAATAAATGGTATACGATAACAAAAATCGTCAAATCGACGACAGATGTAAACTTTGGTAGTTACGCTTTATATGTTATGCCAGCATGGAGTTCACTTGGAACGATTACGGCAAAGACCATTCAATTCGATTCCGTAAAAGTAAGACCTTCAACGGCTTCTGAGATTCAAGCTTTTAAATCTGGTTCAACTATTGATAGCTGGGCTTCTACGAGCAATACGACCTTGATTGATGGTGGAAAAATTCAGACCAATACGATTGACGTTAATACGTTGAAAGCTGGAACGATTGATGCGTCACGTATTACCATTACCAATCTGAATGCTTCTAATATTGGAACAGGAACATTAAATGGTAGTATCGTCAACGTAACAAATATCGACGGAGGAAACATTACTACAGGAACGATTAATGCGAACCGAATTGGCGCGAACACGATTGTTGCCAATAAACTATTTGTAGGAGCAACAAACCTTGTGAATGACCCGTTAATTGATGCAACAGGAACAGTGCCATTTGATGCGACAACGATTCTAGTAAATAATGGATGGTCAAAAAACACATCGAATCCAACTGTAGTTGATGATACAACGTATGGACGTGTGTTGAAGTTTTCTTCGACTGGAGCATCTGTCTCGACCATACTTGCTAATAAATTCTTTGTTGACCCAATGAAAACTTATAAGATTACATTCCGATTTAAGTATTCGAAATCAGACGGGACAGCTCCTACCGGAACGATGTATTTAGGATTTAATAGCTATCATACATCGGCACCGACAACAGAAGTGGCAAACACAGGTTCCTATGAATATGGTAATGATACATATAATTCTAGTGGAATAAACCCTTACTTCTTCGTTTCACCAAAAGCAAGTAATGCAACGAATGCATGGCAAACTGTTGAAACCTATTTGTATCCAGCAGAATTTTATAATGACCGTACGAAATTAAAAACAGTTGTATTACCTGCTTATGGGGCTTCAAGAAAAGTCTGGTTTATGTCTCAAAAAATGAATACTATCGCATTACGGATGTTGAACTATAACCAATCTCCTGCTTATGGAGATGGTGTTTCAAACAATGATTTGTATGTGTCGAATCTTCAAGTAACAGAAGTCGATGGCGGGACGTTAACAGCAACAAACATTGTTACTGGTACATTGAATGCTGACTTAATTAAAGCCGGGACTATTAATGCCGACTTAGTTGCAATCAATTCAGTGACTTCTGGTATCGCATTCAACAGCGCTGGTGTAACGGCAACGAACGCAACCACTGGTGTTAGTGTCGCCATGAACTCGACCAACGGATTCCAGATTAAAAAAGGAACAGATAGCGTCTTTACGGTTAATACAGATGGAAGTTTAAGCGCTAAAAACATGAACATATCGGGGACATATAGCGTAAATGACCCGAATGCTCCTCAAGGATATACGGAATTCACTCCAGGTGGTCTGATGGTTTCTTCTTTGAATGCCGGAGCGACTACCTCAAATTATACATACAATTACAAGAACAGTTTTCATCGGTTAGGTTCCATCGTAACAAAAGAAATTGGTGGAATAGGAACAGAGGAATGCTCTTTCCATTTGAACGGTTTTTCGCATGAGTCGGTTAAAGGAAGTACCCTTGTACAAAACTCTATCATAGCTGATGATTATGGATTAAAAATCAATTCAACAGACCCGGTATCAATGCGAAGTGAAAGCAAAACGACCATCACAGGAAACTGGATTGAGCTAACAGCAAAAAGTTCTGTCTCGGGTTCCATTCCTGCAATAAAAGTGGCACCAAGTGGACCGTATAGCATTGAAAACATTTCAAACTTTGGTAAAGTTGCTATTTCCTCAGCAGTATCCATGCTTTCAGCAAATGAAGTGCAAATGGATATGATACCGAATGATGGTTCAGATGCAGGGATGCGGCTATTCAGTCGAACGAATGGAATGGGAATGTATGAAAAGAAAAATAGTTATACATTCTTAAAGCACACGCCAGGCATTAGTAATAGTGAGACACAAATATCTGGTGGATATGCAATACTTTATGGTGGAACAAACACTAATGTTTATGCAGGCAGTAATGTCGAAGTAAAAGGTGACCAAAAAGTAGATATAATTGCTAAAAACTTCTTAAACTTAACATCATCTGACCGTTTTAAAGTGGATTCTAAAAACATTGTAGATATTGGAGTACGGGATACTGGGAACAGTCTAAAAACTATTCTTTTTGGAGATGGGACAAAAGAGTCTGGTGGTGCTTGGGTAGAACTTGGTGGGGGTTCACGTACGCATGTGTTTGCAGGTGAAAAAATGATTGACCCAACAAATGATTTAGGATTTGGACTAACATCAGAAAGCTTAGTACTAGAAGCAAACACACAGATTCATGCATACTGGGGAACACAAAACGGGTTCGTTGCAAACCAAGGAGTCGTCGGCATTGGTGGTTCATTCCGACCAGCAACAACAGAGAACTTGACCCTTGGAAACGAGACATTCCGTTGGAGCACGATTTACTCAAAGTTTGCACTTAACACATCGGATAGCTCAAGCAAAAAAGACATGGTTCAGTTAAATGATTTTTATATAAAAAATCCTAGATTTGAATACAGTCATTGGTCAAAAGAGAATGAAATTTCACCAGAAACAATTTATCAACAAATGAAAAAAATGCCATTGTTTTTATTTCAATACAAAGATACAGAATCAGTAGGTAAACAAATCGGATTCATGGCAGACCAATTGATTCAAGATGATGTGACAGGTGTCTTTGCTCGTTTTGTATACCGTGAAAGCGAAGATGGGATTGCCAGTGTTTCAACACAATCGTATGCGGCAACCCTTCATGTGGCGCTTCAAGAAGAGATGAAACGCAATGACGCATTAGAGAAAAAAGTCGAAGATTTAGAATCACGTCTAGCCCGGCTTGAAGAACTATTAGGAGGTAAATTATGATTTTTATTAAAGTGAATGAAATAAATGATGTTGTCTTTTGTCATACTGAACCCTTTCATGAAACATATGGTTTAGGAAAAACAGTGGAAGAATTAAAAGCTGAAGGGTTCCTTGTAGATTATCTCAAGGAACTCCCGCAAGCGGAGAAACGCAAAGGATACAGAGGCATAACATGTTTTGATGCTAACAAGTTTTGGTTCCGATATGAAGAACAAGACTTAACGCCAGAGGAAGTGTACCTAGAAAAAATGAGTATCCTCGAAGAAAAACAAAAACAAAATGAAAAGATGTTAAAAACTCAACAACAACAAACACTGGATTCGAATAACGAAGTCATCGAGTTAAGCAATCAAGTACAAGCAGTCTATGTCCATGCAGGAGAAGCGTATACGAAAGCGGAAATCACGTTACAAGAAACAGCGATGATGACAATGGAAATCATGGATAAAGGAGAAGAAATAGAAATACAGAAGAAAGACTTGGACATAACGAAAAAAACGTTAGATGCCGAACGTCTTAAGATTGAAAAACAAAAAGCAGAACTGATGATGATGATTGAAGAAAGTGCCATGATGACCATGGAAATGATGAACATGAATGCTGAATTAATCAGCACGAAAGAGGAATTAGTAAAAGCAAACCAAGAATCTATAAAAATAAAAGAAAACATCTTGCAAGCGAATGTAGAAATGGTTAGAACTAAAGAAGAGCTGATGTCAGCACAAGAATCTTTGATGTTGACGCAATTCGACGTAGCCAATTTGCTACTGATGATGCTTGACGAAGGAGGAACTGCTCAATGAATTGGTACGCTTCTGCTAAACGGTACTACGACATGGAAATCTATTCGAAAGAAGACGTTGCAAAGTTCGTAGAAAAAGGTAAGATTACTGAACGGCAATATCAAGAAATTACAGGGATTGTCTACATCGCTCAACAGTAAGAAAGGATGTTGCATGTGAACTGGTTGACACGTTTGAAAAATCGGTTGATTGCTCCTTGGAAACAGGTCCAAGTGCATGAACAAATGATGGCAGGACTTCTTTTACAACAAGCGGAGAATGGAATCGTCTTGAACCGCATGGAAAAAGAAATGGCAGGGTTAGTCTTGCAAGCTGTCGAACGAGGATTGTCAGAAACAGAAACAAAAGAAACAATTGCTTTTATGTTACTTGAACTTGCAAAGGAGAAAAAACAATGAATTGGTATGCTTCAGCGAAACGGTATTATGATTATAGATTTTACACGAAAGACGATGTTAAGAAGTTTGTTGTTTACGGTAAAATCACAGAAGCACAGTACACAGAAATTACAGGAGACGTTTACGTCCCGACGGTTGCATGACAACACTATTGACGAACTTGTCTGAGACAGGTTACGTTCAATCAAGGGGTGCCCTAGGCATCCCTTTTCTTATGATTGGAGAAATGAATATGCCTCAATATAAACGAAAACAATACGGACGCTTTCAATATGGACGGTATACTCTTCATGCGTCAAACGGCTTAAAGGTGAGTCGTGCCGTTCGGATGCGGGTCATTAAGAATCCTTTATCCATTCAAACAATGCAAATGACCTTGAGCGGTCAGCAACAAAGATTGAGAATACGAACGAATCAAAATGAATGGCTTTATGGAGCAGAAGCAATGATTGCAAAAGAAACGTATAAAGTTCGGATGCGAACAGACAAAGGCCCTTGGGTTGAATCTGTTCGGTATACCATGAAAGGAGAATGACATGAATTACTTACAAGATTACCTTCGGGTTGTACCAAAGGTAGAGAAAGAACGAGTAGAAGCTTTACTCCGTGCCAACAAAGCCGTCTACGAAGTCAACAACCTAACGGAACGAGAGTTTCAAGAGCTTGTGAATTTTTTAGCAGACAAACAAGAACCTATTACAAGACCTATTGAATTACAAGAACGAGTCGAAGCCGACGATTTCAATCGTTTCTTTTCAAATGTTGCCATCGACTTGATGCATTTGTTTGAAGAACAAAACTTACTGGAAGGAGCGGCCGCCAACTACGACCGTATCTTCAGTGGCGTCCTCGACGATATTCGAAAAGAAGTAGGAGCCCTTCGTCAACGGGAACAAGAACTTTACTTAGAGAACAAAGGAGAAGATGGACTCTTTGTTCGCACTTATAGTTTTGAAGCCGAAAACAAAACAAAGAATGCAGAAGTCTTTAACGAAGAAACGAAGTATCTCTTCCAAGACCGAGATGGAACCATTCTTGAAGAAGTCACATACGAACGAAGCTATCATCAACATTACATTAGTCTAGGGAAAGAAGAAGAACTGAATGTACTCGTGAATGATAAGAATCAAACGACCGCTAAGATTAAAGTCAGTTATGAAAATACGGGCGCCGTCAAATTAAACAATGAACAGTATAAAATTGATAAAGCCATAGACGGAAGTGATGATTCCTATTATATGCATGTCGTCTTATCAACGACACCGGCAGTACATAAGATTCCCAAACATCCCGATTTGGATAAATTAAAGTGAGGTTAAAATCATGGCAGATGGAACCATTAGTTATATAGAAAAATGTTTATCCTTATCTTTAAAAGGATGGGAACAACCATGGCGGATGGAAGTCGCGCATCCATTCGATGCTGAAAAGAAGATTGTTTATTACTTGGCAAATGAAAAATATCCAAAAGGAACATTTTTTGAAAACCGTCCCGTCATTAACGGAGGAGAAAAATTTACTTACATCCTTAATCAATTGTTATTACGGATTGAAAAGTATCCCTATTACTGGGCATTAGAAGGGCAAAAGATTGATGCGTTCGGCTACGACTTTTACATGGACTTAGCGAAAGACTCAACGAGTGAAGCAAATTACATTGAAGTCACAGAAGGTGCCGATACTCTTATCAAAGAAAAATTGTCGATTGAAGCGGCAACACAAGAAGCATGGCGACCACTCACAGGGGAAGATTATGTCAGTGGAGACGGGATTGGAATTCGCTTAGATATCACATTAGAGAAAGCCGGACCTGTGAATCACTTAGCGCTGGAATTGTTTTCTTCAAAGTTAGTGGAACTGAGTGCTGTCTTGTATCAAGAAGATGTCACTCAGTATACACCGATGAAAGAAATGGTCATCGAAGACATTAGTCTCTTGCAATCGAATCGTTCTTTGACCGTTAATTTTCCAAAACCAGTTTACGCAAAACGAGTAATTCTGATTCTGACGCAAAAGGAATACAGTGTAAATAAATACATGTTGCCGAAAGATGCCATCGCTCAAAGTAAAATCTTAAATTATATTCAAAAAGAAGAAGCGCGGATGACGGCAGAAGATACGGGCTCTAGTCAATATCAAGTAGACTACCAATCAGACTCATTTGCGGATGTCTTCATTCGTTCAGGTCTGAAAGGATATGCAAAATTAATGAAGACCTACAAAGCCAGTCATGAAGCATGGCTGAAAAGTCAGAAGAAATGAGGGTAAGAGATGCCGAATAGTAGAAGAAGTATTACGGGTCGTTTTAATCTAACACGAAAATACATGCGGCTGATTCGCTTTAAGAAATACAATTTAGTTGTGAGCCAATTGGAGAAGAACGCGCGTCGGATGAAAGCGAAGACTACGTCCGATAAACCAAAGGATACAACCACGACACCGGGGACTACACCCAAAGTTGTGGAAGAACCAAAACTTGGTTTTGAACTCGAAGAGAAAAGTATTTATGAGTATGCCATTGGAATTAAAAATATTGCGATGTCTTCGAAAGTCTATGCGGAGAAAAGCATCTACGTTTCACAACCCATTGCCGTCGAAGGCAATGTCATGGAAGTATTATTTGATAGTGTTGAAGAACATCCTATCTTTGATAATGTCAGTGGGAAAACAGTAACCCGCCGGACATCAGTAGAGTATTATTTGACAACAGCAGAAAAACCGAACCAAGAAGACTGGGTAGCCATTCTCCCAAGTCGTCAGAAAACGATTATTGGTGAACGATTGTTCTTAGAAAACAATATCGCCAAACTTCGATTTGATGCGGAAATTGCCTCGATTGTGATTTACAAAGATGGTAGTCGTCTAAAGCAAAAAGAATTTGTTGTCATGGAGAATGGAAAGAGTATTCAAGTCAAAGACCAAGATAGCTTATTCCATATCTATACGGTTGATTACAAACCGAATGCAACGAGCCGTGACCCGTGGAAACTGGATGTTTCTCATTTAACAACAAGTCGTCAAAAACAAATCGATACGTTTCCAAATGGGACAAACCATAACAAGACGGTGACGCTCAGTCGTTATCCGTATGTGGATATGGCATACATCAATCATAGTGAAAACTACAATCCAAACACGGATAGCTATCGGCCATTTCAAGTCTATTTAAAAAATGCGTCAATTGCCGGAGAAAGTCGGAAAGTATACAAAGAAGTCCGTCCAGCTCATTTTAATGAAGAAGTGTTTACGTATGATAAGAGTTTGTATAAACAAGATAAGTGGGCGGATTTAACACCGTACTCTTTGGAAGCTCCAACCTACAAGGGATTTGAATACTACAACTGGAAGAAAAATTTAACCTTCTCAGAGACTTTCAACCGAGCAGACATCTTTAATAGTGACTTCAACAACCAAAAAGAAACTCATGGGAATGCAGAGATTGAAGTCCATTATGAATACTTGGTAGCGGCGTTTCGCTTGAAGATTATCCTTCGTCGAAACCTAGCGAGCGAGTCGATGGCTTCTCCACTTGTCCATGAGTATACATTGCAATTCAAAACACAAAAATAAAGGAGGGGTCATATGGAAGACAAGTTGTCGATGCGGACGGATATGTACAGTCTGCAAGAAGATTTCTTATTTAAGAAAGCGACAAAAGCATTAGGGGAAGTAACATCTGAAGAAGATGTCCGTGCCTATGCCAATGAATACTTAAAAAGTTTTTATCAAAAAGCGGGAGGCCCATTGCTTCTCCTTCGTCCAGCAGAGTCAGGACATGTTCCCTTTAAAGAAGAGTTTCTCGAAACGATGGAAGAAACAGCAGAAGATTTAAGTATTCTTTATACCGATAGTGAGAATGCGGCAACCTTCTTACAAGAGTCTTTTAACTTTGCTCAAACAGAACGTAAGCGAATGTTGTCCAGGGTCAATGGACTGAATGCACTCGTCGGAGATTTGAACTTGATTGCACATGAAAATAAAAAGGGTAATTTGTATTTCAAAGAAAGCTTTGATTCAAAAGAGAATGCAGAGCAGACTCAGGTATTACCGAATGTATCAAAAGCTCAGATTTCAACGACAGAAGGCGTGCTGACACTCAGTCGAGTCGATACTGTAAATGCTTCTCTGACCGCGAAGATACGCAAGGTAGAGGGCAATGGAGACAAAGGAACGGCACATGTGGCTAGACGTGTTCAAATCACAGATGAGAAAAAACAAATCAAAGACGTCAATGTCTTTATCAATCAAAATGAATCATTATTGAATGATGACCCACAATCCATTTTAGACTATCGTCCCGATACCATTTTCGAATACCAGATGGTCAATGTGCCTAATGCGTTCATTAAGAAGTATAAAGGCTATGATTTCGGATGGGTCAAAGGTAGTCAAACGGACGAAAAGCTTCGGCTCCAACTCATCATGGAATTAGATAAGGTAGAAGACGTGAACTGGATTAACATCAATCCTTACTACCCAGTGAACTCAACTGGCAAGATTCGTATCTTCTCGATTAAAACAAGTGAAGATGGTTTTGAGTATAAAGGACTGTATGAAGATAAAGGATACATTTTAAACAATGAATTAAATGAGACCGCGCAAACCTATCGAGTCGATGACTTGTTTGACGGAAAAAATAACTTTGATAATGCCAAGTTTGCAGGCCAAGGAGTCTGGAGTTTCCCGACACGAAAAGCCAAGTACATTGAGATTGTCTTTGACCAATTAGATAGTTACGAAGAATGGATTGGACAAGCGGTCTATTATAAAAAGACAACCCTTGTGAATGGACAAGAAGTCATTACACAAATCGAAGAACCAAAAGAACTCAAAGAAAGTCCGGCAAAGAATGATTATGTGTTGTCAGCGTACCAAGATGCCAAAATTGATAAAGTTGTGGAAGCGACAAAAGGATGGCGGTATGCGATTGGAATTCGAGACATCAATATCATGAGTTATCGTTTTGATAAGAAAAGTATGTATGTATCAAAACGTTTTGAAATTAATGGTGAGATTAGCCGTGTCATGTTGTATGCGAATGAAAAAATTCCAACATCTTACTTAGACAAAATTGAAACATCGAATGACTGGATTCAATATGAAATTAGTTTTGATGATATGAACTGGTTGCCGGTGTCGCCGATGCATCATGAACCGACAAAAGAAAACTTCCCTCCAAAGATTGTTGAAATCAATGGGAATGAAATCGATTTAGGAAGTGCCTTCCAGATTCATAAAGCATACGTAAAGATGGATACACCGCCAAGTGGGGTACGGGTACGCATCACGATGAGCCGTCCATTGGAAGAAGGTTTCGATACGACGACACCAATCCTAGAAGATTATGCATTACGTATCGTAAGAAAGGGTGACCTCTGATGAGTATTCAAGATAAAAGATTGGAACAAGCGACCGAAAGAATTTTAAAAGAAGAACTTCAAAAAGGAAACTTACCGACGTCGAAAGAGTTTGCCTGGCGTTTGAGTGAATATCTAAACGAACAAGACCTCAGTCGTCCTGAATTTGTTTTCCGTGCCGTAAAAAATGGGACGTTGGCTTATGCTAGTAAATACAACACGGACTTTCAGCGGATTCATAACGACCTGAGTATCTTGTATCAAAACATGCAAGAAGTCCATGGGGCATTAGGAAAACATTTCTCAAAGTTTGAAATTGAAAAAAACATCATTGAAAAAGAAATCTACCAGATTGAGAATAATCTACGAGAAAAGATTCTGATGTATGCACAAGGTGGCTTTTTAACAGCTGTCTTCGACGTCTTCGATGACTTTGTCAAAGTCGATAAGACTCAAACGGAAAACGTCTTGATTGATACAAAGAATCATGAAGTGCGTTTAGCAGAAGAATTGAGTTTGTCTGAACGCATCGGTCACCCGGCAAAAACTTCTTTCTCCATTACAAGCAATGTTGAGAAAAAAACGACAACTTTAAACGGTAAGATTGATGATATTCATGAAATCTTTGTGGATAAGAACTGGCAACAATTGATTCAAACAAAAGAGAAGACGGCGATGACCGGAGAATTGCTCATGGATTTTGAAGGAAAAGTCGACATGAATCAATTGGTCGTGGAATTAATTAACATCAAACCAGTAACGATTGAAGTCTTATACACATCAGATAACATCAATTGGTTGTCGTTTGCCTACCATGAAGAAGCGTTTGAAAGTGCAACTGGTTTTGACATCACATTTCCGAGTGTCGGTGTTCGTCAAATTAAAGTCATCTTCCATAAAGAAGAGTTTGATGAACAAGTGCCTGATGTTTCTGGCTACGATTACCGGTACATCTTTGGTATCCGTCGTGTGGAAATGCGACATCTTCGATTTCCAGAGAAAGGTGTGTTGCAAACGACTCCTCTTAAAGTAACAGGACCAACCAATTACAGCATTAATAAAGTTGCACTCGATGTGCAAGAGATACTGCCAACAGGGACAGATATTTTTTATGAGATTGCACTGGCTTCAGAGACACCAGATTGGCGGGGTATCAGTCCATTGAAACGAGAAAATCCAGCATTCCCACAAATCGTTGACTTCCAGAACATCACCCGAAGCAAACCCACGACGATGCAAATTGGAACAGAGCTTGCTGTGAACCAGTATGAATTATCGGAATTAAAAACAAACGGGATTAGCTTTTACAAAATTGGAGAAGTTACCGGCCGTCAATTAATTGACGGGTCAGAACGTTTATTCGTGGGACGGAATGCTTGGGAATGTAAGTATTTCGAAGGAACATTAGAAGTCGGACATATGCCAAGTCTAGAGGACTGGAAAGCGCCACTCAGTGAAGTTCAGTTTGAATACGAACAGATGGACGAAACACGCCGTAGTTTGCTGTTTAAGAACAAAGTCGGCCCAGGTCCTGCTAGTTATTATTGTCGAGCTGGTGTGCTCTACAATGGAAGCCAGAACATCCTGACGTTGACGCCATCGTCAACAGAAGCGATTGCCTTATTCATTAATGGAGAAAAGATTTATGAAGGGATTGGCGCCGGAAAAGCCAACGCTCAATTTGTGCAAGGATGGAATGAAGTCGTCGTCTTGGTGTACGGGGAAAATCGAGGAACGGTCAACGGGATGACGATTGATTTAGGAATTGATTTCTTGCGAGAGTTTGAAACCATGTACATTTCTCCGACACCGATGCAAAAAGTGGAACTCTTTGACCTTCGTTTCAATACGAAGATAACGGACCGAAATAAATACAGTGTTCGTAAAACAGAAAAAAGCTATGAAGTATTGATGAACTTTGCAGAAAGTGGTTTGGTGTTTGATTTCTATTATGATTATGCCATCGACGGAAGCGAAGGAAGTAAAACGATTCTGCTTCGGGCACGATTCGTACGAGAGGGAGACGAGACGGTTTCCTCCCCCGTACTTAAAAAATACAGATTGCAGTTCTCATAAGGAGGAAACGGAATGCGTTTAGAAAAGAAACACCGTCATTCAATTGAAAAAAAGAATGCTCCTTATCGAGGAGTCAGCGGTAAAGAGGATTTTGTGAATGGAACAATGGAGGTCATTCATGACCTCGTCGATATTGCGAACATCTCAGGAGAAAAAGGACATCGCAAAATAATTCAAGATAGAATGGATTTGCTTGTTAGTGGAGAAGGCGGCGGCTTAGAGTCCCGTCTTTACCAGACAGGTCGTATCTGTCGTGTTGAAGAAAGCAATTGGAGTACAGACTTAACAACATGGCAACGTGTGAATAACACAACGGTGACGAAGAATGGAAAAACTTTTATCGTCAGTGAAGGTGGACTCCTTGACCCCGCTGGTATTCGTTTAGGGATTGATGTTCAACCAGGAGACGTTTATATGCTATCAATGAAGATACGTCCTTTAACTGGAAAAGTCGATGAAATCAAATGGGGTGCCAGTCGTATTAATCTCGGAAACAAAGAATTGGAAACTCTCAATTTAACCGGTAAATCTACTGGAGTTTATGTAGACAAAAGGTTATATTGCCAGCATAGAGAACAAATGGAAATCGCATTGTACTTGCATGACCTGCCGACAACGTTGGCCGCAACCTCAGTGGAGATTTCTGATTTTCATATCTATAGAGTATATGAAGAAGAGATACGTTTAAAAGGACTTGAAATGGAGTCCAAGGTGGAACTCGAAGAAATGTCACAAGAGATAAAATCATTGAAGCAGTAAGGAGGGATTGTCATGGAATTGCAAAGTACTAAAAATCGAAACCTGTACAGAGGGCCGAGTAGCTCAACGGAATTCAATGCACGAATGAATGATTTACATATGGATTTGACACGTATCTATGATTACGTCAATGAGAATGAAGACAGGTTGGAGAAAAGCACAGATATCTTGCTTCGAGAATATCAATTCAACCAAAACTTAGTCGAAGAATTACGACGGGAACTGGAAGAAGTGAAAGCAAGTCAAGCCGGATTGTTGGCAGGACAGAATAAAGGCAAGCTAGTTCGTACGTTTTACGACCCGAACTTGATTCAAGATGGCAATGAAAAGAAACAAGTCTTGCTTGATTTAGACCATGGGGTCGTCAGTCCAAACGTATCAGATATCAGTTCAAAAGTATCATTCGTCAGCGATAGCGGCAACGTCATTGTTAGTTCAAAAATGGAAATGTTTGTTCGGGAATCAAACAATATCCAACCGTTTGATGAAGAAACGCAAGATTACTTGTACTACGACGTCGACAGCTTAGGCTTTGAAGAAATGGTGGATAAACAAAAGAGCAGTTATTGGCTTCGTTCGGTTCGGTATCCAAATGGGAGTGGAGTTCAGAAAGTATTCGGCGAAGTACATATCAAACTGGCAACAGACTTGTTAACAAACTTATATGCCAATGCCTTAACGATTCGTCCTTTCCCTGAAAACTCAATGACGATTACAGACATTCATGTAAAGAGCCTTGGGAACCAATGGAGTCGTTTAGAAAACTTCCCTGTTTTGGCAGACGGCGAAACGCCGGTTCCAATTCAGAATGCAAAGAAGATGTTATTTTCTTTCAGTCGAAAAGAAATAGCAGAAATTAAGATTCGTTTTGAGCAACCATATTGGTTCGAGGCTGATAATCAACGGGAGTTTACTTATGGTTTTCAAGACGTGGATGTAGAGTATCGCGCCTACACAGAAAATGAATGTGAATTTGTCACGATGTATCAACTAGAGGGAACGAAACGTTTTGCAGAAATCCAGAAGCCAGTGGTCATCGCGGCCGATGGTACGTTGTTAGATATCGACCACCTTGTTACGCATGAATTGTATTATGACAAAGGGATGGCTTCTCAGTTCGAATTCGGAGGAACTATCTTAGCACCGTTGCAAAAAGTGTATGTCAAAACCAAGCTCAAACGACAAGGCGAAGAAGTACCTGTCTTAAAACGTATGGAATTGAATTATCGTTTCAAAGATATTAACGAATTATAAGGGGGAGGACATTTAAACAAAGGCAGGTGTCCTCATGAAATGGTATGACAAATTATTCGGATGGCTCTATGCAGGAGGCGAAACTTCTTTGTTTATCAAAGGAGCACTCGTTTTTCTGGTAGGGCCATTCGATGACAAGATGAAGGGCTTAGTTATCTTTATCTTAATCGACTTAGTACTTGGGATTAACGCCGCAAAGAAACTGATGATTTTTACGTGGCGTGAACTGGCTATTAAGATGCAAAAAAAACTCATTGTCTATGCGTGTTGGATAATCATGTTCAACATCTTAGATAAAATATTGGGATTGCCGGGAGCGGCACGAAACGCCATTATCTTAGTTTTGATTGCCATGGAACTTTTTTCTGCTAGTAAGAACACAGCAAAGATGGGCTATGGACGACTGGCTAAAATCATGGAAGGACTTTACCTGACCTTCATGCAAGGCACAGGTATTCCAATGGATGAAATCAATGCAGAACGAGAAAAAGAACGCATCAAAGAAGAGGAAAAGCAAGAACCTAAAGAAGAGGACGAGGGCGGCAAAAGAGGTGGATTGTCGTGAAGAAAAAACTAACACAAAAACAATTAGAGATTATCATTGCCTTGGTATTCAGTCTCTTGATACTTGTGCTATCGAATTTAGAACTCGTATACATTGAGATTGGGCACAACCGTTTTCTAGATTTAGCGGCGATACCAGCTGTTTTCGCATTCATGATTGGTGGCCCATTTATTGGGGTACCGGTTGCGGTTGCGTGGGGCTTTATCGTCTACTTCCAAATTCCGATTGATACAAAATTTAGTCTGGTGTCTGTCTTAATCATTAAAGTTATCTTTGCTTTAAGTTGTTGGCACATATACCAATGGACAAAACGTATCTTCCCGGGCTCCCCCCATAATGTTTACTGGGGAATCATTGGAGGAGAGATTGTTCGTTGGACAGCCTCAACGGTTATCATCAGTTCCAGCACACATACGAATCGTTTTGTAGACAGCGTGACTTACATTGGTTTTGCACTAGAAACCATCTTCTGTTTGATTGCTATGTTTATGATAGTAGAAAAATTAAGACAAGTACATATTCTGAACGGCATTCGACGAAAAGCAAAAGCCCGACAGAAATAACAGATTCACAGAGACTACGGAAGGTGAGAGGAGTCCGAAGATGTTTCCCGTTGGTGGGCATGGCTATAGAAAAATAAAAAGTAATGCGTGAAGTATCACGTGACCATGACATCTTTCTTTTGATGTGTCATACCTAATGACAACCGCTACATCAAAGGAACCTAGAAATAAAAAGGAGGTTCCACGAATGTTTCCTATTAAGAAAAAACATTTAACGGGTAACCCATATACACGTCCAGGAAAACGTTTGGAGAAAGTACGAGGGATTGTTATCCACTGGACAGCGAACATGAATGTCGGTGCCGATGATGAAGCCCATTATCGTTACTTCAATTCAAATGCTATCAGTGCAAAATCCTATGCGTCCGCGCATTATTTCGTTGACCACGATTCTATCTTAGAAATCGTTCCGCCAAATGAAATGGCCTATCACGTCGGAGCTGTTAGCTATCGCACAAACCGTTTAGGTGGTTATCCAAACGGCTGTACGATTGGCGTTGAAACATGCGTTGACACAAAAGGTACAGGCTTTAAAACAGCCATTGACCAAAGCGCACAACTTTGTGCGAAGTTGTTGAAAGACCATGGGTTAAAAATCACAGACCTTTATCGTCACTATGACGTCACAGGAAAAGATTGCCCACGGTATTTCGTAGACAACACGACAGCAAAACAATTCGGGTATAAAGACGCGGCATCTGCTTGGAGTCAATTCAAAGCATTGGTCTCTAGCTACATGGCACCAGCAAAGAAAACCCCTGTAAAAACTGCTGTTAAAAAAGTCACTTCAACAGTGAAAAAAGCCGTTACGAAAAAAACATACGTTCAAGTCACATACCCGGGGTCACTTGCCGTTCGTAAGAAAGCAGACTTCTCGGCGCCGGCTTCAGGACATGTAAAACGTAACGAAGTATTTACGGTTGAAAAGAAAGTGAAGTCGAAACAAGGTGCGTACATGTACAAACTGGTTTCAGGACTTTATATCACAGCAAGCACAGACTACGTCAAAGCATTCAAAAAGTGAGAGGAATTTGCACACATGGCAGAAAAAGCAATTTTACCATTAAACCAAGCACGAATTACAGCGGGGTATAAAAACCCAGCCTATAAAACTTCAATGGGATTCAGTCACTTT